TGAGGCAAGTATTCTTGAGAAAAGAAATACAAGCCGCGAAAACAGGCGTAGTGCGCTTCTTAGTGAGTTCCAAGTTCGCAAAGCGCGCAAGATGTTTCAGATGGACTTGCAGTACTTGCCTGATCAGTTGTTCTTCATTGATCGTGGTATATCGTCTTTTGTAGAGTTGTCGGCTGAGATGGCTAAGGGTGAGTACATGACTACAATGGATGTTACTAGTCATTCTACCGCTATAGCAGTTGAGCGTAAACAGTTTATGGACTTGCTGAATCTTATGTCTGGTCTTACGCCTTTGCTTGTTCAGACCTTTGGACTTCCTCCGAATATACCAGAACTTGCGCGTCGCGTTCTCGTTCGTGGTTTTGGTGAGCAGACTGTTGAGGAGCTGCTTCCAATGCTTGACTACGCAAGTCAGATGTTGCAAACGCAAGCAGGCCAGAGAGCTGCACAGATGGAACAACAAGCGGCAGCTGAGGCCGGCATAAACACAGATCAAGGTAGAGCGCCAGAGTTTCAAGATCCGCAAGCTGCAGCCGCGCAGGAGGCCATAGTAGCTGGACAGAATCAAGGTACGGGCATTGGGCCAATCAGCCCACAAAACTTTAATAGGGACGTTCCGAATGAAGGAGCGCAAGCAGGGGAGGCATCATAATGGCAGCACGGTTTAGTGCGGATAGCTGGCCGAAGGATCGCTGGCCGTCATTCTCGTTCAAGGAGATTGCTTGCCGAGAGACAGGTGACTGTGTTATTGACGAAGAGCTGATGGACGCTCTTCAGAAGATACGGAATAGTGTTGGGCCTTTAGTAATAACGAGTGCATACCGTGATCCAAAGCATTCCATTGAGGCAGCTAAAATTGAAAAGACAGGTTTAGGCGGCGCACATACGTTAGGCAAAGCTGTTGACATTCAGTGCCGTGGGGCAAAAGCTGTTGAGATTCTGGAGTTAGCACTTAAGCATGGCTTCACTGGTATTGGTGTTAGTCAGAAAGGTGATAGTCGATTTTTGCATCTTGATACAATAGTAGCAGAAGATAACTTTCATGTACCTCGACCACACATTTGGAGCTACTGATGAACAAAGCAACTTTAAATCGTAGGAACAGGGAGCGTAGAGCAAAGCGCAAGGAAAGAGAAAGATCAGAGCCAAGCATAAATTTTAATGATCAATTACCCGATGCAGAGTTTGTTCCACAGAAAGTTACTCAATCTGATGATGACATATCCACTGAAGAGCTTCTTGCACAAATTGAGGATCACATAGCATCGTTAGGTTTAGATGAGTCAGACCAGAAATCTCTTGGGACTAAGCTTGAATCTACAGCAAAAGAACTTAAAAAGCCAGAAAAGAAGAAGGATAAAGATAGTTCAGTTGAGTCAGCTTTAACCGCTCCTACAGGATCTGATGTTGATGCTTTCGGTCGTCCTGCTGTGTCTGCAGCTGTCGAAGAAGCGTTGGAAGAAGAACCTATGGAGTTTATGGTTGATGACCCAGTTGATGTTCCTGTTGACGATTTAAGTCAAGTTGACAGACTTTCTTCCATGTTTGCGTCTAACAATTTTCTTTCTGGTGTTAATCCGGTGCAAGCTGGAGCAATACAGGAATCTGCCGCTAGAGCTGGTTTAGATGGGCCGGTTGATGAAGAAACTCAAGCAGAGTTTGATGCGGCTGATTTGATGGAGGAAATAAGAGTTCTTGAGGGTCTTCGTGGGCCGCAAGCTGAAGCGCGTCTTATGGATATTTATAATCAATTAGAAGCAGAAAGACAAAAGCCTACTAGTCGGTCTAAACAAGGTAGTAGCGATTTGATTAATAGACGCACTGGTGATCTTTTTTACTTTCCTAGTTTGTTCAAAGGCAGACGTGGAGTTCTTAATACTGTATATGTAGATCAGATATTGAAGCAGTTAGAAAAGTCTCCTGCTATAAGGCGGCTTACCGCAAGGCGTCCAGCTTTAGGTATGCGCCCGATTGCGGCACGTTAATATGGCTGGCAAGAACGCTACACCTAACATAACGTGGGGAGGCTTAGCTTCTACCACAAGAATGATTGGTTTATCTGGCAAGCGTAAGAAGAAGCCAAAGACTAAAACGAGAAAGACAAAGAGACGGTAATGGCTAAAGCTAAGCAAGATCGGACAGTGGTGGCTAATCGTAACACACTTAGCTCTTTAGATCCACGATCCAAGCGCTACAAAACGCCTACGTTGTCTGCGTATGAGGCTACTGGGGCGTTTGATCCTTTGTTGGCCGATGAACGTCTTAAAGAGTTTGATCGCTCAATTAAAGAGAAGGGCAAGTCGTTTTATGACGTAGGTGATGTGCTTACATCTCCAGTAGCTGCGGTTAAAAGTTCGTTAGATGAAGAGTCTGAGTTGCGTGAGCAGGGACTGCCTACTCCCTTGACTCCGTACATGTCGGATGAGTTGATTGATATTGCTCGATTTGCCTCTGATTTTGTCCCCAGTTCTGGGGAGGAACTAGCTGAAGAGTTAGCGCTTAATACAGCTTTTTCGATTAATTGGGGTAATAAGACTGTTCGTGCAGGTAATAATCTTGTTGAGCTTCTCAAAGGAAGGAAGGCTAGCGAAGTCGGCATTGAAGAAGCAGAAGAGTGGGCCAAAGACCTTAGTCCTCTTGGCATGATTGAAGATCTCAAGTCTGAAGTTGAGTTTGGGCCTGAGAAAACTGCTAAATCAGCTAAGGAGGCTTTGCAGTGGGCAGGTGAAGAGGCAGATGCCCAAATTGCCTCTGTTTACGCTGATCACGATTTTTTATCTACTCATTTTCCTGAGTACAAATTAATCAACGAAGATCCTACAAAGTATATGGGGCCGGACAGCGAACAATTTTTCCAGCTTTATGGTGCGCCACTTATTCGGGATACGCGTAGGCGGATAAAAATTGTTCGTGACATAGAGGAAAACGCAGATAAGTACATTGATTATAAAAATTTAACTGGTGAAGATCGTCTTGTTTATGATGAGTATCTTTATGCGCGGGAGATGCTGGAAGACACGCTTGAAATGACTAAAGAGACGTTGTATGATGTGATTGGCGGACCTGCGGGTAATTATACTGATGATGTAATAATGGAGTACCTCGAAAGAGCTAGTGGAGCAAATAAATCAGAGCCAAGTAAAATTTATAAGGGTGTAGATATGACAGCCGCAATTCGTGTGGGCCTTATTTCAGAGTAAGGATTGACAAATGCCAATTTATTCCTTTCATTGTTATAAATGCGGAGAGTCTGAAGATGTTCTTCGGACAGTTAAACAAAGAAACGATGCCACAGTTTGTACTTGTGGCAATAAGATGGTGCGTGTTCCAGAAAACTTCAAAGCAGAAACTTTTGAGCCCTATTTTGATGAGGGGCTGAACAGTGATGTCTACAGTCGCAAACACCGCAAGGCTATCATGGACGCGCAGGGCGTGATAGAGGCTGGAGACTCTGTGCATGGCGGTCGTAATTTTGATTCTAAACTTCCCCATTTGGTGGATAAACAAGCACCGAAAGGCAAAGTTTGGAATCCTCCACCACAGCAGAGTGATGCGGAGGTTAGCACAGTAGACAATGATGGAAAGGTTTTGAATACGTACAAAGTAGACGACTTGCCAAATGCAGGGCAAGATTCCACTGGCGGGGCTTGACACTGTGTATCAAATTGTTATACAGTTAAGTAGCACCCCTCCTACAAATTTGCGGAGGATGTAGAGATGAGCGAAGCAGTGAATGAGGATTATGCAGGGAGCACAGCACAAGAGGACTTCAGGTCTTTCCTTGATGAGCAGGAGCAGGAATGGGGCGATGATGGACTTGAAGAGGGTGTTTTAGATGGGCTGGAAGAAGAAGAAGAACCTTATGAAGAGCCGGCACCGGATGCTCCGCTGTCACAAGCTCGACGTGAGGGAACTGATGATGTTGTACGTAGATTAAGGCAGAGTGACCCGGAAGCTGCTCGAGTAGTGTCTGGTATGCAACGTAAGATGCACCAGAACATCAATGAGTGGAATCAACTGCGGTCAGAGGTTCTTGGTCTTCGTGAACAGCTAATAGCGCAACGGGAAGGTAATGTAAATGGAGAAGCCACACAGGAAGAGATTGAGGCACAGCTGCCCGATGGGGTAACTGATCAGCACCTTGATATGTTCCGTAGTATGGCTGACCACTTAGGTTATGTTCCTCGTACAGAGTTAGAAGGGCGTGAGGCTGATGCCAGAGCACAGCGTTATGTCAATGATAATTTGGTGCAAGCTTACGAGACTTATGGTGATAGCTTTGGGGAACAGGATGAGAACGGCAATGTGCGTATTCATCCCGAAGTACAGCAGCGTCTTAACAAACGCTTAGCTGAGCTTCAAGATCCGACTAAGGGCATTACGCCTTTGGACTTGTATCGGTTAGAGTTTGGTGAGGAACCTCCTGTAGAACAGGCTCCGGCCCGTCCTGCGCGGAGACAAGCCAGACAACAACCACAACAACGTAGGCCGTCACCTAGTGCGACCGTTAGAAGAAGCTCACGCGGAACTGCGCCAGTTCGTATCTATGATCCGAGGCGTGGTGATTCAGCTGAAGATGTGTTCGACAGAGCATGGGCACTTGGTAAGCGACAGCTTACTGGACAATAAAAACAACGAGGCTTTGCCTCATAATTAGCGAGAGTAAAAAATGGGTATTAAAGACGCTAACCCCTCAATCACATGGGGTGGACTACTTAGCACCACTGTTATGAATTATCTTGACAGTGGTATGTTGCGCGATCAGGTTCACAAGCGCAGCGCATTCTGGAACTGGATGACTAGCGGTCAGCGCATTAAGAAGCTCAGCGGTGGCGAGCGGATTAAGGTTCCTGTGATGTATGAAGGTTCTGGTAACTTCAAGCGCTACTCAGGAAATGAAGTTCTTGATCCCAGTGGTTATGACGGTCAGACGACTGCCTTTTTTGATTTCAAGCAGGCAGCTACGACGGTTGTTATCTCTGGTCTTGAGAAGCGTTCTAATCAAGGCGAAAGCCGCATTCGTGACTTGGCTAAGGATCGTATGTTCCAAGCTGAAGCTACGTTGGCTGATAATCTTGCTACGGATGCGTATAGTGATGGCACGGCAAACGGTTCTAAGCAGATCACAGGCTTAGAGGCTATGGTTGCTACGACCACTACCAGTGGTACGTATGCTGACATTAACTTCGGCAACAACGACAAATGGCGTAACAACCATATTGGTAGTGTTGGTAACGCAGCTGCTAACCTTCTTCCTAATCTCCGTACGTTGTACAACGACTGCACGGAGATCGCTGGAGTTGAAGGTGAGCCTGATGCTGTTTTTACAACGCAAGCAATGGCTGAGACGCTTGAAGCCTTGATAGTTCCGGCAATCCGTTATACGCCGGGTGGTGAGGGTGACTTGAGTATCAAGCCTCGTTTCCGCGCTGCTGACATTTACTTTGAGTCGAAGTGTCCTTCTGGTACTTTGTATGTGCTTAACAGCAATCACATCTTTATCTTTGTTCATCGTGATGCTTACTTTAGCATGGGGCCAGACGGTATGCAGAGTCCAGTAAACCAAGACTCGTTCTTGGCTCCGATTCTGTTTCAAGGTAACATGGGTTGTAACTTGCGTTCATCCCTCGGTAAACTTACCGGGTTGACCTAATAGGAGGTTGAGATGGCATCGGGAGCTGTTACTTATGATTCCTACATAGGCCGAAGCGGGAATCGCAATGTATTTACTGGAACGGTTGAGTTTGGTGAAGCTGCCGAAACCGCAGTTGTTTTCGACACAAAAACGCGTATATTAAATGCGCAGTTTACTTGTGAAGACGCAGCAGAGGGTTACGCAGCAGTTAAACTTAATCAAGACAAACTCGGTAACGCACAAAATGGTAGCCTTAGTGGTATTGCTGATGGAGACGGCACTATTTTGCGTTATCGCATAGAAGCCATTTAATTAGGGAGAAATAGCAATATGTTTATGCAAACTGTAAATCGTACTGACACGGAGCGCGTGTGGGTAACGGTTACTAATAATAGTGGTCACACGCTGACCACACACTTTCCTGTTTTTAAATACACTACGCCTAAGCAATCAGCCAGTGTTTCTACCAATGAAGCAGGATTGATTTCAGACACGCTTGTTAATGGCACTGAAGGTGGCGCTTGTATTGGGTTGGCTTTTGAGGACATTCCTAATGGAGCGGAAACAGGAGTTGTGCAAGCTTACGGCTATCACGAGTCTGTATTGGTGGCAGCTACGGGCAGTAATGTAACTGTTCGTCCGGGCGTTGGCCTTACAGGATTTAATGCCGCTGGCACGCCTAACGCAGCGAAGGTTGGCCTTACTAGCACTAATTTAGCTAGTGGTGCTCCTGCTGTAGCTGTTGCTCTGAGTACAATCGGTGTAGCTGAGCACAATGCTACACAGGGTGCGGCAGCTAGCTACTCTGATCACGTTTTTATTCGTGCTATGTAACAAATTTGTACAAAGTAGGGAGGTAGGGGAAACTCTACCTCCTTATAAGATGAAAGGGCTGGAATGTTTGATTTTTTAAAGCCAGTAGATCCAAAAGAAACTGGTGATTTTGTAGTTAGATGTAGTTGTGGTAGGGCAATGTGGTTAAAGGCTCCAGATAAAGTGCGTAGACATCATTTAGGGCATAAGATGACTCCACTGGAGCACGGAACAATGTTTGAGTTTGTAAAGATGAAAACGGGACTTCTCAATCGTAGGACGTTTTCTGAGTGGTATAAAGACTTAATTATGGGGGCTGGAAAGTGAAACTAGTTATAGGGCTACCGTGGTATAATGGGCCGGACGCAGAAACAGGCCCGTTGTATATGGATATGATGATGTATTTTGGGGCGTTGCGAGAAAGGACGTTAATGCGGTCTGAGATGCCTCGTGATGCGTGGGAAGCAACCAATAGGGCATTACCCCCTCTGGATGAAACAGGCGATCCAGAGGGCAACCCAACGGACGAGGATTATGATCGTCTGGGCAAACTACAAATTGCTCTCGTTGACTATAGTCGTTGCAGTCTAGTCGGCAAAGCGCGTGAGATGATAGTTGATGTGGCGCTAGAGTGGGGAGCTGATTATTTATTTTGGTGGGACGCTGACATGAAGTTCTCTCCGTCTGCTTTTCTGCGTTTGTTTCGTAATAATGTACCAGTTGTGGGGGCGTTGGCTTTTACTGCGCGTCATCCCATCTATCCTGTTATTTTTAGTATAAAGAAGAGTGTTGATCCAGCTAATAATATGGAAGTCATAGAGAACTCTGATATAATGTTTGATTATCCAAAAGATACGTTAGTTGGAAATGAGGATGTGGGCGGTGAACTCGCTATGGGCGGAGCTTGTGTTCTTTATAACATGAACGTATTTAAAGAAATACCAAAGCCGTGGTTTATGGCAACTGGGTGTGGTGAAGATTGGTATTTTTGTCATCGTTGTGCTGAGTATGGAATACCGCGTTATGTTGATACACGAGTTAAAACTCAGCATAAGGAACACGCATCACGTTGGGCAAGTGAGAGTGCGTATTGGCAGTATAGAGCAATGCCAGAAATGAAAGAGTCATATGACGACCTAATGTTTCCAAAAGAAACAAAGGTATTGTGATATGAATTCCCTGCTTACTATCGCAATTCCAACGTGGAATAATTTACAACAGCTGCAATGGTGTATTGATAGTCTTTTTCGTTTTACTGAGTACCCGTTTAAGGTTGTTATTGTCGATAACGGAGGGCAAGGAGAAGTTGAAGACTGGCTTTCTGCTGATAGCAGGGCTATTACAGTCATAAACGCGGAGCATAATTTAGGTTGGATGAAGGCTATAAACTTAGTGTTAAAAGATTGTGAAACTGAGTATTTTTGTATGTTGAATGATGACGTTGTTTTTACTCCAAACCAACCGCAGTTTTGGCGTACCTTGCTAAGTAACTTTTCTGATCCTAGTGTCGGTGCTGTAAATCCTTGTTCTAATTTTGTTGCTGGGCCGCAAAGTTTATTGCAGATAGATACTAGTTTAATTTTTAACTCATCTATTCTAATTGGCTTTTGTTTAGCCACAAAAACTGAAACATTAAAGTTATTAGGCGGATTAGATGAGACGTTGCCGGGAGGTGATGACTTAGATTTGAGTATTCGCCTTATGAGCGCGGGTTTTGATTTAAGAGTTCATAAAGGTTGTTACCTTCATCACTTTGGACAGCAGACCGGTAATAGAGTTCATGAGGGTTTTTGGGACTCTTCTTGGCACCAAGAATTAGTCAACAACGCTATAATAAAAAAGCATGGGCTTTTAAAATGGTTAGAGTGCTTTAAAGCAGGGTGGACTAACACAAAAACAGGGATTGCTATAGAAGATGATGCTGAGCACTTGTGGGTAGAAGCGCAAATAGAGCGGAATAAGGGAAAAGATATACTTGATGTTGGGGCGGGAAGTAGAAAAATTGACGGAGTCGTTAGCGTTGACATAATAGATGGCGTTGGTGTAGCTGGCGGACAAAAAGGCAAAGAGACTAAACCAGATATTGTAGCTGATGCGGCAGACATACCACTTGAAAACGAATCGCAAGACCTTATAATTGCTACACATATTTTAGAACATACAATAGATCCCTTGCGCACTTTAAAAGAATGGCTTAGATTATTAAGACCTAAAGGGCAAATTATCTTATCTGTCCCTAATAATGAGAGGCTTCCAACTATGCTTATAGATTATACTCATGTTCATGCTTACAATGAGGATAGTCTAAAGAATATCATGGAAGTTTCTGGTTTTTCTATAGACAGTATAAAGACGGATCTTTTTGGTGCGATTCGCGTTGAAGCATGGAGAGCTTAATTATGAAGTCTCCCGGCTTGTTTTACAACGCTGACATCCGTAACAATGGAACAGCTCGCAGAGTGTCTGAGGCGTTTTTTCGTTTGGGCTTTAAAGACACTGGATTTGAGCGTTATAGTCGCCCGTTTCACGATAAGGTTGACTATGACAAGCATGACTTTTGGCTTTTTATAGATGATGGGCGTGATGATATATTAATTGAAGTGCCCAAAGGTGATGCACCTAAGTGTTGTTATCTTATAGATACACATCTTGGGTATGACCAGAGACTGGAATGGGCGAAGCACTTTGATCATGTGTTTGTTGCACAGCTTTCAACAGTTGATAAGTTTAAGCAGGACGGGATAAAGAATGTTTATTGGCTTCCTCTTGCTTGTACTCCCTCGACAGATTTAACTGCTGGGGAACTGTTACGAGCTCCACAAGAGACTAAAGGAGAGTGGGGAGTCAACAAGCGTCACGATGTAGTTTTTGTTGGTTATTTGAACAACGGTCATATAGTTGATGGAGAGCAACAAGGTAATGATCGTACCGCGGCTTTAGATTATATCTTTAGATGCTTTAAGAATAACTGGCTGTCACTCAATACCTTCTTTGCTGATGCAGCTGTAAGGTATGCGAGAGGTAGAGTTGGTTTTAACATATCTATTCGTGATGACCTTAATATGCGGTTCTTTGAGATTATGAGCTGCGGAACCTGCCTCGTCACGAACACTAATGTTGTTGGTATTGAGGAGTTAGGTTTTGAGGATGGTGTTCACTTTATGGGATATAAGACGTTAGAAGAAGCGCGAGATAAGATACAGTTTGCGCTAGAAAATCCTATGGAGAGGGAAGATATAGCAAAAGCGGGGCATGATCTAGTTCGAAGCGCTCACACTTACGAGCATAGAGTTAAACAGATTATTGAAACTATAGGAGTTTAGATATGCCGATGGAAGTGTTTAATGGTCGTTGGAATGTCACAGCTGCTGGAACTGATTCCGGTGCTACATCTACGAAAAGTGGTGCGACGGGAAAAACGTGGGTTGTTGATAGCGTTAGTTGTCACGGCGATGCTGACGCTTTGTTGACGTTGCAAGAATCGGGCACTAGCGGCAATGTTACTCTGGGTCAGTGGAAGTTAGATGTTTCTATTGATCCGAATATAATTGTCAACGGATACTGGGTAATAAGCAGCGGTGAAGATGCCATACTTAGTTTGTCCGCTAGTACCAGCGATTGTCAGGTAAACCTTTCTGGCTTTACTATACCTTGAGGTGTAAAATGCACGAACCCTATGTAGGAAAAGGAACTAAGACTGTCCTTCTTATTGGAGAGCCTGATGAGGAGATGATGGAAGAAGAGATGATGGAAGATGACTCTATGGATATGATGAGTCAACTTGCTAGTCTCACTGAGCGTATTAAGAAGTTAGAAAAAGAACTAAATATTTCTTCGGATGACTCAGATGAGGATGACGAAGAGTATGAATCCGTGATGTACGGCTAAACAAGGAGGGCTGGTATGCCGGTTTTAATAGATGTAGAGAAAGAGCAGACAGGTGGAGATTGGGACATTGAGAAGGGTATTCCCATTCTACTGAACAAGGATCAGAAGCAGGAAGTGATTTATACGTCCTACATTAGTACTAACAAGGATCGTGCCGATTGGCAACCTGAAGGAGAGTGGTTTCAGCAGGTAACAACTGATGTTAGTCATGGACGACGCAGACAACCGCGTCTTACAGTTCCCGGTATTGACGGAACTCCGCGTCCTGTAGCAGTTGATGATGGGCTTATAATTGATCTTATTGGAACAATGAGTCGCGTTGTTGGCATACTTCCGGGCCGTGCTCCGATGAGTATGGATGAGGTAGATGCGTACTTGGATGCAAACCCCGATGAGAATATTCCGACGTTCCAAGAGTGGCAATTTAGAATATCAGACATAAAGAAAACTAATGGCCCCGAAGCTCGTGCTAATATGCTCAAGAGTGAGGAAAAGAAGAGAACAGAAAGTCAAGCAGATATGTTTCAGACTTTTGCTGAACTCTTTAAGATGGGCATGAACATGCAACAGGGGCAAGAGTTAAGTCCAGATGCCCAACGGTTGCTTGATGCAGGAATGGCTGCAGCGAGTAAGGGCAAGAAAGGTGACTAGCTGTGTATTACAGCCAAATAGTATCTGATATACTTTCTTACTCCGGACAGGCTACAGGAGGGAAGGCTGAAGATGTTGTAAAGAGAGCTGTCAACACTGTTTACTTTAGAGTTCTTGCAGAGGTGGATACTCCGTATGAAGAGCGTGAGTTTACTATCTCTAGCGTAGCCAATCAACGGAGTCTTGGTATGCCGTTGTTTGTGCGTAAGATACTTAACATTGAAGATACAACTACACCAAGAATGGTCAATGAGACTTCTGCTCGTATGTTTGATCGGACACGAGCAGGGTCTACCGACACAGGCACTCCCTATACCTTTTTTGTTTCACAATCAAGAGGAGTGCAAAAGCAACCGTCAGCTAATGGGACGCTGACTGTAGTCAGCAGTGAAGCCAGTGATGCTGGTAGTGACTTTAGAGTCCGGATTGAAGGCTTTAATGCGTCGGGACTATTAGTATCTGAGATACTAGCTATAAATGGTACTACACCTGTTACTACTACAAACTCATACAGCTCGTCTATGGGAGTAGAGCGTATCGTTAAGGTTCCAGCTGAAGGTAAAGCTTTTACTGGTACAATTACGCTCAAAGATGCAGCTGCTAACACTATGGCAGATATTCCTGTTGCGTATGAAAGTCCAAACTTTTTGTGGATTGAGTTTGATCCTATTCCCGGAGAGTCGCTGAGCTACACGGTTCGCAGTGAGTTTAGAGTCCCACCGCTTTACCATGACTATGATTGGCCTAAGTTCAATGAACAGTTTCATGACTTGCTTATATGGGGCGTTACGCAGGATCTCTTAGCTGCGTGGGGCAAGCCAGATACAGCGGCTGCACATAGAGTAACGTATGGAGAAAGGTTAGAAGAGTTCAAAGGTGTGTCTACCACTAGTCCTGCCGCTATTCATGTTTTTGAGAATGTGCAAGGGTATAGTGGTTTTAGGCAACGTCCAAGTCGTCCTTTGATTCGGGGCGTTGACTTTGGCTTAGCGACATAGGGGATGCTATGAGTGAAGCTCTTAGGTTTCCCTTTAGAATATCACAGCAGACTACTACTAGCCCAATCTTTAGAGTCAGAGGGCAGCGCTCACGCTGGTTCTACCCTGACCAACGACTTACGCCCGAGCACTGTGAAGTTATGCGTAATATTGACTTGTCAGAGCGTGGTGTGGCACATAGTCGTTTTGGGTATGGAGATTACACTACGCAAGGACAGCTGTCTCCGTCGGAGTCTGTAGTAGGAATCAAAGAAGTAACGTATTCTAGCGGAACAAAGAAGAGAGTAATAGTAACGCCAGATAGAGTCTATACTGACTCGGGCACAGCAAGGACTAATATAACAGGGTCAGCGCTCACTGGGACAGACAATGATCGTGTGCAGTTTGCGTTCCTTAAAGATCAACTATTAATAAACAACGCGCATGATCAGATAAGAGTTTGGAATGGGACAGGTAACACTGCGGATCTTGCCGCCAGCTCTGGATCTTTGCCGTGGACAAAAGCTAAAGGGATATACGAGCATAAGAATCTGCTTATAGCCTTTGGAACAACTGAGGGTGGTAATTACAAACCTACTAGAATTAGATGGTGTGATATCAGTAGGCAGACGTATGAAGTAGATATAAACACATGGCCGGATAATAATCGCTATGAGATATATGATGGAGGCACAGCTATTGTTGGGGCGGCAGATAACTGGGGGACATCTTTAATATTTAAGGAAGATGGACTATATCCCGGTGAGATATTCTACGACCAGCTTGGTTTCTTTGATTACCGTTTAGCTAGTCCCATTCGCGGCTTTTCACCGATGGCAAAGCACTCTATTATCGCGCGACCAGAGTTTGTTTGTGGAATAGCCCAAGAGGGTATATTTGTCATACGGCCAGATTTAAGTTTTGAGATTGCTAATCTTGATGACAATACCGACTTCTTTAAATTAAACCAAGAGCAGCTAAAGAATTGTGTTGCGTATGTTAGAGAGCGTGAGCATCAAGTTAGGTTTTTGGTATCAGATAGTACATCAGGCTTTAACAAGATTGTTGTGTGGGATTGGGAAACTGGAGATACGTGGATAGACCTTCCGTCTGATACTCTGAACTTTGCAGCTAGAATCATTGATGATAATAATGTAGAGCGTGATTTGTTGGGCACTCTTGATGGAGACTTGTATGAAGCCAATAATGCACAGTTTGACACTGATGCAGGTAAGGGTTTTACTTGGCGCATAAAGATGGCTCCGAATGATTTAGGAGCGCCCGGAAAGAGCAAGCACATTCTTAATGTTAGGACGCTTTATAGAAAGAGGGCGGGACAGCAAACTATAACATTCCGCGCTAATTTTGATGAAGGTCGTAGTAGCTCTTATACAGAGACTCTTACAGTTGGTAGCGGAATTAAGTATAATGAAGGTAATAAGTACAACGACGGATTAAAGTGGCCCGGGGCTGGAGCACTGAGAGCTGACGTTTTTGTTAATCGTGTGTGCGAGACAATAGCACCAGAGTGGACTAGTGCAGACCCTGCTAGTATAGAGGGCTATGTTGTTGAGTACATATCCTTAGAGGGATAACTTTGTCTCAATTTGATACACAGTAGGAGATAACGATGGCAACAGTCACACGCCCAGCCGTTCCATTACCTAATCCGGGTGATGACATTGATGCGGAACAGGTAAGGGATTGGATAACTAATACTCTCAGTTTCTTGGAGAGTACTAACATTGATGAGGCTAATGTAGACTTAACGGGTGTTGATGGTATTATGGGAAAGAGTACTTCCCAGACCATCACAGGACTAAAGACTTTTGAAAGTACAGCTGCCGCAGCGGGTGGTGTTCGTGAGGTTATGCAGCTTGGTCTTGATCCCGCTTCGGGAACAGCCTCAGATAATGATGGCGGTAGGATAACTTTTTATGCTGATGATGACTCGGGCGCAGAGACAGATATAGCAAGTCTTGACTGGGTCTTTACGGATACTACTGACGGCAGTGAAGACTCAAGAATAGACTTACGGGCAATTAAAGCTGGGACATTAGCCACAGTTTATTCTGGTGGTTACGCAGCTGGTGTTGGTAGTCATACAATGACTGTTCGTGATGCTGCCTCTGCAAGCACTTTAGATTCCTTTATCTTACAGTGGGATCCAGATTCTGGAACTGCTCAAGATAATCAAGGTATTTCTTTAGTTTTTAACATGGCCGATGATGGGGGCAATCAGACAAACTTTGCCACGATTGACACCGTAGCCACAGATGTTAGTAATGGGAGTGAGGATTCTAAGTTAGTATTTAATGTTTTGACAGCTGGATCTAACACAGCCGCTCTTACAGTGGATGGTTCTAGTGTAGCTGTTCCCAGTAACTTGACAGTTGGTGGAACGCTTACTCTGACGGGTGGCATTAGCCTAAACGGTAATACAGTTGTTGGTGACAGTGCATCAGATACGCTCACAGTTAACAGCACGATCACCAGTAACCTCATCTTTACGGACAACACGTATGACATTGGTGCAAGTGGGGCTACCCGCCCCCGTGACTTGCATTTAAGCCGCAATGCACTTATGGGTGGGACACTGGGTGTGACGGGTTTATTGACCGCTACGGCAGGTGTTACCAGTGGTAGCAATATAGTTAGTGATACCGATAGCACAGATGATTTAGGCACTACGTCAGTGCGGTGGGCGAACCTCTACGTTGACAGTATTGGTGATACAGGACAAGCACTGGCAATCACCGCAGGTAGCAACAACGTCAATGTCACAGCAGGGACACTCGCGCTCACAGGCGCACAAACTATATCAAGCACACTGGGCGTTACGGGTCTTATCACTGCCTCTGGGGGCGTGAGCGGTGCGTTGACAGGGAATGTCACTGGCAACATTAGCGGCAACGTCACAGGCGGCACGATCAGCGGTACGACGGGGACGTTCAGCGGTGATGTAGCAGTGAACACATCGACTTTAAAAGTTGACACTGGCAACAATCGAGTTGGGGTAAAAAATGCCAGCCCATCGTATCCGCTTGACATAGGATATACAGCAGGTATTAATCAAGTCGCGTGGCGTGGCAGTTCAAACGAAATAGGATTCCTTACCTACGGGTCATCAACGGACGCAGGTGCAGTGCAGTTGAGTAGCGGTGGAGCAGCTAAAATACTGTTTGATGCCGCAGGTGCTTCATACATAAATACAGGATCAAATTTTGGAGTAGGAACGGCCTCGGCCCAACGCCCTTTGCACGTTAATGGCACGGAGGGAGTTGCACGATTCACCTCAACTAATTCTGGTAATAGTGGATTTGAGGTTGGTATCGGCACATCATCTCAAGCATTTGTATGGCAAACAGAAAACTCGTATTTGCAATTTGCTACCAACAACGCAGAGCGTTTGAGAATTTTAGCTGACGGCAACGTGGGGTTTAACGAAACTTCTCCCGACACCATAATCCACGCATCACAAGGAGGCGAACCACCTGCTGAAGGGATGCTAATCCTTGAGGCTAACTCGTCCTCGCGCCAGCTACGCATACAGCCGCCCACTAACGCAGACAATGGTTTCTTCGATGCGCGTGGCGGCAATATGACTTTCCTCGACGATGGCACTGAAATATTCCGCTACAATGCCTCTACAATTAGCACATCTACGGGTATTAATGTGGGCATTGGCACAACCTCAGTAGACACACCTTTGCATGTAGAAAGCGCGTCTGCCAGCGATTTGATTAAAGTTGAAGGCACAG